ATGAGGCTATTTTAGGCGCGCCTTGAGTGCCGTGGTGCTAATCCCCACCGTATACGGCAAAAAGACTAAAGCGATGTTGCGCCGTTCCAAATACTCGCGCGTCAACCCTGTCTGCTTCAAATAGTCTTTACCCAACCAATCGGAACCGACCACCAGCAAATCCGGCTTCACCTCATCAATCAACACTTTGCAATCCTCATTGCCCTTATTGATGAGCACATCGTCAACCCAACGGATCGCGCGCAACATCTCCAACCGTTCCACAAGACTCATCACCGGATATTCGCCCTTATAGCGTTTGATGAAATCGTCAGTGTTCACACCCACACAAACTTGTGCGCGCTCACCACCCAACTCCACACAACGCTCAAGCAACGCCACATGACCAGGATGGATGAGGTCGAATGTTCCAATGGTTAAAACCTTCATGGCCTAAGTCTGTACCATCCAGCCGGAAACTTTTGCAAACTTACCCACTCAGGCATCACACGCCCTCAAACTTGTGACCCTCAAGATTCAAATTAACAAACGGGTTCAAAGAATACACTTCACAACCAAAAATCTCTTTCAGCCACCGTTTCATCAAACGCAAATGTTGCTCGTAAAGATGCCACGGGGTATCGCCGGGAACATAACCGGTCAGACGATGATTGCCGTCAATAGTGCCACAATCAGCACCAACCAAAACAATGCTTTTTGCCCCCATCAACGCAGCAAGATGCAAACCGCCATGCAAAGAAGAAGAACCAAACACTAAACCCTCGCCATCAAAATCGTATGGCGTGAAAGAACCCCCCGGTGGAAAAGCAAACTTATTGATGCACACAATGTTGTCAATGTGCGAAATATCACGGCCCGTCTCTGCGGATCGCAACAACACCACAGTCAAGTGTGGAAAAGCTAAAGCAATCTCTATTGCATCAAGTTCATAATGAGTGAAAGTGACAAAACTTTTCAGCCCAAACTCACGACCAACAAAATTGATGGCAACACATTTTTTGTCATCAAAAAAAGATGGGTTGATGAAGTTCAGAGATGAACCGGAACCGAGAACATAAACTGTGTCACCTTCCCAAGAACCAACTAAATCTTCTAGCAAAATACTCCTCCACCCGGCGCGATTGTAATGACCGTTATCAATCCCATGACAGCTCACGGCGCAAAATCAAATCCCACTCGCCACCAGTCATCACCTGATTTGCCTCGCGCGCCCGATGCGTCTCACTGTTGACTTTGAAGCTCTTGTGATTCTGAATGTCAAAACCTGACTTCAGTGTTGATGAGTTGTCGTGATCCACGAGCGCGTTCACCATCTCCATGTCAAAGCCCTGAGCCATTACGCGCCGTTCCATGTCGTTATCTTCAAAATACGCTGGATGAAACAGCTCAGAAAACAGCCCGACCTTTTTGACAACATCCTCACCAATAGCGAACGCCGCCCACTTAGGTTGCACCGCAAAAAACTGCAACGCATCAGAACGCAAACTGTTAGCCATCGTCTCGAGCGCGTCCGGCTGAAAAACAATGTCATCGTTGACTATGCACCAGCTCGCACTAAATGGGCTTGTCTTGAGAATCAGATTCCACGAACCAGCCACACCAAGATTCTGAGGCAACCGGATATGGTGCAACCGTTCCACCAGCGCGGGCTTGGTCGGTTCCCACCCGTCAGGCTTGTTATCCACCACAATCAAATCTTGCACCGGATAGTCAATGCTTGACAACATTCGGTCACACAAATCGTGCCTGGTCAAAGTTGGCACACCAATCAACGGAATCATGCAAAATACCCTTTCAAAAACGGCAGCCACTTCTCAGCAAAAACTAGGTCAGCGTCAAACTGTTGAGCAAACTCGCGTGCCGTCTCAGAGTGACCGCCACCCTGCTCATACGCCATTTGTAACGCCGTGAAAACGGATTGGATCAACGGCACCTGTGAAACCGCTTTCATCTGCTCATTCCACCACGGTTGACCCTCAACCAGCCACGAATCTTCCGAAGCCAAATCTGGTGATGCCGCCCACGATGAGGTGATAACCCTTGTGCCACAGGCTTGCGCCTCGAGCGCAGTCAAACCGAAACCCTCACCCATGCTCGGGTGCAACAAAACATCAAACGCCGAATACAGTGCCGCCATGTCGCGGTCATCGTACCCAAGACGGTGTTGCACCGGATCGGGAAAAATAATTTTGCCCGGCTCGATGTTGTACGCCTTCGCCAGCATAGGCAAAGTGAAACCGCCCATGACTGCGCCCGGTTCCGCATGAACCATCAACACCGCGTCATCATGGATTTTGCTGAACAAAGAAAACGCTGCAAACGACTCGTTGAAACTCTTACGATGCACCATCCCGTTCGCTTTGTTCGCGCTCACCATGCCGACCAGGAACACATCTTGCCGGTCGCCCAAAATGTATTCGCGCCCCGTCATGTCAACAAGGTGCATGCGCTCAGTTGGTTTGTAAGTGTGCAAGTCAATGGCGTGCGGAATATGTACAGAATCGATGCCTGCCTGCTCAAGCTGGCGTTGCCCATGTGGGGCCATCGTCACGGCGGTCACATTGTCGCGGCGCAAAAACTGTGCAACCGCTGGTGGCAACGAAACATGATCGAGCGGAACCCAACTGATGATTGGGATGGGTTGCCCATCAACCTTGAACGAGTCGGCTAACTGCTCATAAACCCAAACATCATACAAAGTCATCAACGCCGTTTTGGTGCTGGTGCTTTTGTCGAAGTGTGAGAACCATTGTGGGATAACATCCGCCGAGTATGGGTGGAAGCCTTTTGGGTAGTGCGGGATATGGTGTTTGCCAACTTTGACTGTTTCAATGTTGCCCTCGAGTCCGTAGTTGGAGAAGCTGGCAACTTTCATGCCGTGGCGTAGACAGCGTTCAAGAAACTGTGCGCCTTGTGTGCCGTAGCCGGTTGGCAGTCCCGGCGAGTTTGATGCCAGCGCGAGTGAGCCGTTGACTTTTTCGTATTCCTTACCCATGCCATAAGCCTACACAAAAGAAAAACCCTCACCTTGTTAGGTGAGGGAATCTCTTTAGTGCTTGTTATGCGACAGCGCGACCATCCCAAGCAATGTTGTGATTGATGAGGCGATTCATGCGGTTGCCCCAAACCTGAAACTGTACGGCACTCATTGACAACTTATCGCCCATGAAAACACCAACATAATCAATGGTGTCCAAAGTGCTAAGTGCCTTCAGTGCGTTTTCAATTCCGGTGACAGTCTTGAGAACCTTTGCTTCTGTGCGGATTGTGAATGTGTTGGTGTTGAGTTCGTGTGACATTTTGTTTCCCTTCCGAGGATTTGTTTTGCTTACAAGATAAATCTAGCACAGTTTGTATTACAAATAGCAACTTATTTGCAAAGATTTTTTCACCAATATTTAGGCAAAGAAAATCCCCCACCCAACCGGGCAGGGGACTCTCTTACGCCACTTAGGAAGTGGTGAGGTACTTCACAGCACCGCTGGACTTGAGTCCAGCAGCGAAACGCAGGCTGGTACGGTACGCCGTCACATCCTGGTTGAAGTAAGCGTCAGTCGAAGTGGCAACATCAACCGGCGTGTGCGTGATGGCGACGGACTTGAAATCGCCAAAGAGGACACTTCGCACGCCACTGCCAACAGCCGACATCGAAGGGTTCTCGTAAACCGGGAAACCAGCGAAGGTGTCAGGAACACCCTGACCGACCGTGTAGAGATAATTTCCTGCCGAGTCTTTCAATTTGCGAATAGCGCCGAGGGTACTGCCAGCCGCCATGTATCCAGCCGCCGGGCGGTAACCGCCGTCAATGCTGTATGCAAGGTCAATCAGTGCGTCACCCGTGAGAACAGCCGAACCGGATGCAACACCCGAACCTGCTGCGCCAACAACCGTTGAAGTCGCAGTTCCGTTGATGTAAGTTCCGATAGCGTTACCCGCCTGCTCAGCAATCGCGCCAACAATGTCGAACCCGGCATCGGCGATCAGTTCGTTCGTGATGAGCGAAAGGAACGCACCCTTGACAGGCGAAAGCAGGATCGAGCTGAAGGTTGGCTCAGACTGTGCGATAGCAGAACCGGCGGTGGTAGCCGTTGCGGTGCTGTAAGCAGTCATCACAGGCAGGCGCAGGTCGTTGCCCGAGTTGCGAACAATCACATCAGCAACATCCAGGAACGGCCCAACCTTGCGGGCAATCATCCAGAGACGGTTGTAGAAATCAACCGGCACCGTGTCAGTCGAGTTGACAAGCGTTGCACGCTTCTCGAACAGGTGCGAACGAATCTCACCCGTAGCCATAGCGCGGAAAATGTCAGCCTCAGAACGAGCCTCAACAATCTGAGGAACGAACGAACCGGCAGCCTGCTCAGCCTCAGCGCGGCGAACCTCAGTGCGCTCAGCAACAGCAATCGAACGCTGTGCATCGTCAATAGCCGACTCGATGCGGTCAATGGTTTGGTTTTCTTCAGCGGTCAGGCCACGCTTCTCAGCCTCAGCACCATCAATGATGGAACGGATCTGGTGAACGAGGTTTGCCTTGACCTCTGACTGTGACTTGATGAACTCACTCATCATAAACTCCAATCAAAAAGGTTATAGGGAAGTGGCCGAGCTGACTCTGAACCGTGACCGCGCTAACGCTGAATCACTAAAAGGATACGCGGTAAGCGTTTAGCGGATAACTAAACACGCGCAAAAAAGCAAAACGCCCGGAATCACGCACCCCGAGCGTCTTGCCTACAAAGATTACCTAGAAACGCTCGAGAAGGTCAAGCTTCTTCTTCTTCAACGCCAACAAATCCAAGTCACCCACAACCTCGTCAGCCTCAACCTCCGGCGCAAGACGGTCAAGAACCTTCTCAACCAGTGCGCGATCCGCCGCCGTCAAAGACTCAGCACCAGCCTCAATGCGCGTCAACACATCTTGTAGCGCGTCAGCATCAACCTCGGCGCGCTGCGCCAGCTTGTCAAGTGCTCGAACGCTCACAGTGCCACCCGTAGCCGAATATGCTGGCCAAGCGACAATGCTAACCTCGTGAAGTCTCACAGACTTTAGTGTGCGCGTGTTGCCGTCGCTTGACCAAGAATCACCGCCAGCCGGTACCGAAAATCCAAATGACATTGCATCGACAATCGATTTTTGAATTAGCTCTCGCGCATCATTTCCGGCAGAAGTCTGTGGGAGAGTCGCGGTTACTTTCAAACCGCGCTCATCCTCAACCAATGTCATGGTGCCACTTCTGGTTGATGCGAGTGGCATTGAGCTGTCGTGATTCCACAACAACTTCACATCGTTACGAGACTTGAGTGAGCGAGTAAACGCACCACGCTGGATGACCTCAGTGAACGGCAACGGCTCAGAAGGCGAATCAAACAATGCGGCATAACCACTAAAAGTGTTGCCGTCACCCTCAGCACGCAACTCAATCGTGGTGGTGAACTCGCGCGTCTCAACTTTACTCATGCCGGAAAGTTTACCCGCCCGATAGCTCGATTCCATCGGCTCGCCCTCAGTGTCATCAGACTCATCCTCAACAAAAGGCACATCACCAGGCGCAATCGCAGTGATGCCTAACCCCTGATACGCCTCACGCGCATCAACATCATTCTCAACCGCAACCATCACATTGTAAGTTTCCAACAAACGCGCAGCCACAGACTGTTTGAACTCTGTCGAAGTCACACCATCCGGGCGCATAAACAATTCGTCAAAATCAACATCCGCCGCTTCGAGTTCCGCCACAGTCTGCTCACGATCCCCAACAAACCGACCCGTCACCACAAACACGAGCGTGTCCTCAAACGAATCCAAATAATCAATGACCGATTGATTCGGCACACCGTCAACAAACAAAGTATCGTCAATGTCTGTAATGACCGCTGGCGGGCCGTTCTCGTTTCGAGACTCAGCCTCAACCGCCGACACAACCCGGTCAGCATAATCTTTCACACGCATAGCACCCTCTTTTCCACCAATAGAACCCCACAAAGCGTGAGCAACAACACCCGGTGTCGGGTAATCCTCAGAATCAGAATCAGCACCCGGCGCATCCAAGTCAACCAGATGCCGGGCAATCCACGCCGAAACCCTGCGCCACTTATCCTCAGACACCTCACCAGAAGCCATCAGGCGCGCCTCACGCACCGTACCCGCCGTCACACCGTCACCGGCAAGACCCGCCTCAAACCACTCCACACCGCGTTTAGCAGCGTCTCGCATAAACTGTGGCGCACTCAAATCAGCCATTATGAATTATCTTTCATATATGTTCCCGAAATGTGAAAAACATCAGCCGTAGTAAGCGTGATCGGCTTGTTGTGCTCAAACTCATCCTGCTGACCATTCGTGCCTGTGTAAAACAGTTTCATCACATTTGAGCCAGCAAACACATGACCCTGCAAGGTGTAATCCCTATTTGTAGACACATCATGCAAGTGGCCGTCGCTAGTCAAATAAGTGTGCCTCGAAGCGTAAGGCAAAGTTACAAAATATTGACCAGTCCCGAAGCCGGTGATATTCGTCATCAAAACATTGATGCGAAAATGCACCAACCGATCAACCATCACAAACGAACCCTCAAAAAGTGGTGCGCCGTCAAAAGTTGGTTGCGTGCCATCCGTTCCACCCTGAACAGTAAACGCAACCTCGGGCGCAACATTCTGACCAACAGAAACAGTTGCCGCATCAGAGCCAACAACATTAACCGTGGCAGAAGTCTCATCAACCGTCACCACCGCCGTTGATGCGGTCACCGTCACTGTTGTGCTCAACGCGTGACCTCAGCATAAACAACAAAATTGCCTTCAACAAGACGGGTAACATAGCCTGCACCCGAAACCATCTCAAGGTCATAAACATATTGCCCAGCAGTCAAACCGGCAGTAGCCGTGGCAACCGCAGCCAAAGCGATAGTGCCAGCCGTACCGCCCAAAGTGATACCAGTGCCAGAGACAAGCGAAAGCGCAACAGCGGTGGACTCAACCGACTCACGCACCTGCATTCGGGATGAGTAACCCGTCACATTTACCGCTGAACCGGCAACCGCCCAAGTGAGCTGGTAGTCAAAGTTTGCGCCCTGGTAACAATCCAAATCAAGGTAGCCCGGTGCCTGCATTAGTTCCCACCAATCGGATACGCGCTAGACGGGTTCTCAGGATCAATCTGCGCAATTTGCTGAAGCTGAGACGAAGGCAAACCTGTGTGCGAAATGTCAAGGCCAAGATACTTCGAAACGGACTCTGGCGAGTAACCGACAGCCACAAGCATTTGCGCCATCTGCACACGCTCTTTATCGCCCGTAAGCGTTGCCGAATCAATGTTGACCGAAGCCAACGGCACACGCGGTTTATCTGCTGACGGGTCATCAACACGGCGCAGATTCTCAACCCGGCGCACATCGTTGATGCTCATCCAGCCAGCCTGCAACGCGCTCGAGTAAGCGGTGGTGCGTGCAGACAGGTCGGCGCGCACAAGCGCATCCATGTTGAAACGAATAAACGCGTTTTCGCCACCCGGAGTGCGGGCCATAAGTTTCGAGAAACTGTTTTCAAGCTTCGCCACAAGTGGGCGCAACGACATAGAAACAAACTGCAACCCCTGTTGCTCAACACTCGAGTAAGACATTCCGCCATCAGTCACGCCGAGCAGGTACGGTGGCACAGCAAACGCGCGCGCCACATCAAGCACAGCAAACTTGCGCTGCTCAATCAGACCGGCCTTGTCCGGATCAATGCCCGTTGGCTTCCACATTGCGCCACCCGTAAGCACACCAGTTTTGGCAGACTTGCGGAAACCACCGTGACGGCGGTCAACACCATTCGCCAACGCCTCAGCCTGTTCCTGTGTGAGCTGTTGCGGCACTTCGATAATTCCAGCCATGTGCGTTCCCTGCCCAAAGAAAGTGGCGGTGAAACCCTCGAGTGCCTTAGCAATCGCCAGATTCTCTTTCAACACCTCAACGCGCGAAATGCCACGCACCGCACCAGGTCGCAAAATGTCGATGACATGAATCATCTCATCAGCGTTCAAAGTTTCTTTTGATGACTTGATCGTGAAAATGAGACGGCCCAAACCGTTGCGCTTCACATCAACATCAGTCGGGTTCAACACAACAAGGTTGACCACTTCGCCGTTCGTGTTCGAGTAGACGCGCACAAACGCGTTCCCCTCGAGCATCAAAGAAACAATTACTGACGAATAGAAAGCCGAATACCCAACAAAGTCCACATCAGGGTTTTGCACCCACGCAGGCACACCGCCCGTCGTTCGGAACGGCAACAACTCACCATCGCGCCGAAAGTATGCGTCAATGGGCAGAGTCGAAACTGAGTCGGCATACAAACTGATCGCACTAAACACAGCATTGATTGTGAGCGCGGTGTCAGCGTTGACCACCACGCCCGAAAGGTTCGCCGGTTGCAAATCACCACCCGAAGCCCACAAAGTTTGAAACGATATGGTGCGCTTCTCGAACAAGTTTTCGAACATTACCGACTAACCGCCAAACCGATGAGAACCAACGCAAGCCCACCAGCGATGACCGCAGCAGGAATGGACAACAAGGCAACGCCGCCAACGATGACGGCAACGCCAACCAACTGCAAAATAGTTGAAAACATTTGACCGCCTAAAAATAAAATTGTGGGATAACCTCGGGTTCGAGTTTAGCCGATGCCCTCGAGTAGGCGAACATCAACGCTACGGCATTGTCAATTTTCAGTTTCGGGTTCCGATAATCCTTTGTGAGCCTCGAACCGCCCTTAGAATCCATTTTCAGGATGCAGTTTTCAAGATGCCGCGCTAAAGCCGGGTCACCGTCATGCCGGATTTTCTTAGACATGATGCCCTCAAAAAGTTTAGAAGTAGCTGGCACTTGATAGGCCAAAGTCTGTGGGAACTCCACAACCGTCACACCTGCGCTCGCCCACTGAAACATTTCATCTTGCCAATATGTCGGGTCACACACCATCTCACGGCAACCCGGATTGTCTCGCGTGAACTCCACCACAAAGTTCGCCACCTGCTGTTTGTCAATCACCCACGAATCATCATTCACCGTGAAATCTTTTTCCCACGATCCGGCGCGAAACACCCGAAACACATCGCCATCAAACCGCGGCATAATCACACAAATCAGACTCGTGCTGTCGTTCTTCCACGAGCCGTCAAAGCCCAAATAGTATTCGTCACCCGGCTCGAGCTTGACAGACTCATCCGCCAAATCTTCCCACGCGCCCGCAGGCAACCACGCATTCTTGACATTCACCCACTGGTTCAAACGCTTAGTGCGAAACTCATGCTCAGGTGTTCGCAAAACAGCCGAAGCAAAATCCGACTCGGCAACCAAATCGTCAAAGCCAGGATTAGCAACAAGCCAAGTGTCACGGCTCTTATAGTCAGCCTCAGCCGGTGCTTCCCACCACGCCATAAAAAATGACGGGTCAACCACCTCGCCGCTGGCAACTTTTTTCCCGTACTGATAAAGCTGGTACGCCACAGAATCTTGCCCGCTAACATCCGTTCGCAAACCCGCCGTAGTAATCGCCACAAGTTGTGCAATGTTGCCACGGTTACCCATAGCCAACGACAACACATCAAACAATGACCGATCACGGTGCGCGTGCAACTCATCAATAATGACCCGCGACGGGTTCAAACCCTCTTTCGAATACGCCTCAGCAGACACAACACGCAACACAGACTTAGACGCTGGCACATAAATTGAGTCCCGATACAGCGTCACCTCATCCGCCAGCTCAGAAGTCTCGACCATGCGCCGGGCCTCACCAAACACAATGCGCGCCTGTTCCTTCTCAGCGGCAGCCACAATAATCTCTGCGCCCTGCACACCCTCAGCGATCAGCGAATAAAGCGCAATCGCCGCCGATGACAACGCACTCTTACCATTCTTTCTCGGCATCCCAATCAGCGCGGTGCGTGCAACATAACCGCCCGACTCATCCCGGGCATAGAGATGCTGAAGCAAAGACTTCTGCCAGGCGCGAAGCTCAAGCGCACTACCGGCTCGACCTGCAATGCCATCCTTACCAATCGAACCAAACGCCTCAGCAAACTGCGCCGCATACCGACCATCAGAACGCGCAAGCGCACCCGGCTCAACAGGTGTCAAAAACAACGGTGGCCAACTACTCACCGCGCGCCTTCGCATCCATCAACTCTTGCAACTTCGACTTAGTGCGGGCAGACACCAAACCCAACCTGGTTCGGTCAGCCGGTGTGAAACCAAGCAAGCTCAAACCATTCACCACCGCCTTCTCAGTCTCGAGCAAACTCATGTTCACAACGCGCGACTCAGGCTCATCCCAAAAGCGCCTCGACAACTCATCGCGCCGATCCAACTGGCGGCACACCTGAGCCACAAGTTGCGTGTCAGTGCGAATAGAAATCCACAACTCACCAGCACCAAAAATCTTGTTCCACAACTCGAGGCCAGACTCACGCAAATCCGCTGGCGGCTCAACATAGCCATACTCAAGCGGCGCAAGCGCATCATTTGTTCGAATCTTGTGCTGACGAGGGTTTCCCTGAAGCATCGCCAGCTCTGCTGGTTTTGGTGGATTAGGCATGACCAAAGTCTACCAATTTTCAAATGGTTTGAACTGCCGACGCCTGCGGGAAAGGTGGCAGGGGGTAGCCTCGCCAGTGTTTACCACGATTTTACCCACCCCCCGATGGTGCCGGGTGGGGGTCGGCGGGTGTTGGCAAAGAAACAG